GTAGATTCTGTTGTTGGTCGTTCCTACGATTTAATTATATTTGACGAAGCTGCACTTACTGATGGTAGAGATGCCTTCAATGTTGCACTACGTCCTACACTAGATAAAGATAATTCAAAAGCTATTTTTATATCTACTCCAAGGGGTAGAAATAATTACTTTGCAGAATTTTACTATCGTGGGTACTCTGATGAGTTTCCAGAATGGTTAAGTATAAAAGCAACTTGGCATGAAAATCCTCGTGTATCTGAAGATGATATTAAAGAGGCAAAAAAGACAATGTCAGAAGCTGAATTCAATCAAGAATACCTAGCAGACTTTAATGTATTTGAAGGTCAAATCTGGAGATTCAATCATGAACAGTGTATTGGAAACTTTTCTGAAATAGAAGTAGGAAGAATGGATGTATTTGCAGGTCTTGACGTAGGTTACAAAGATCCTACTGCTTTTTGTGTAATTGCTTATGACTGGGATACTGAAACTTATCATGTATTAGATGAATACTACAACTCAGAAAGAACTACAGAGCAACATGCTGCAGAGATTCAAAAATTAATTCAAAAATGGGATATTGATTATATCTACATTGATTCAGCTGCTCAACAAACAAGATACGACTTTGCACAAAATTATGATATCAGTACTATAAATGCTAAGAAATCTGTACTAGACGGTATAGGTCATGTAGCAGGTATAGTGGATAACGATAAGCTACATGTAGATCAAAAATGCAAAGAAGTGCTTATGGCGTTAGACCAATACCAGTGGGATCCAAATCCAAATCTCATGAAAGAGAAACCAAAACATGACATGGCATCTCATATGGCTGATGCTCTACGTTACGCACTCTATACATTTGAAACTAGTGTCACTTCGTTTTAGTAAGACCTGTAAAAAACAGTTCTTGACATATGATGTGTATTTTTGGTATAATTCTAATTAAGAGTATAAATATGAATTTAAAGAGAGATTTAGTTAAATATGTGAGAGATAAAGCTAAATCACAATACAAAAAAGAAAATAGTTGTTTCATTTGCGGAGACAACGAGAATTTAGATTTTCATCATTACTACGGTTTAACAGAATTACTAGAAACTTGGTTAAAAAAGAAAAAGATTATTATTGAGAAAGAGCAAGACATACTAGAAATTCGTGAACTGTTTATTGATGAGAATAGAGAAAAAGTTTACGATTATACGGTTACACTTTGTCATAAACATCATCTAAGACTACATTCAATTTATGGAAAAAGACCCAAATTGATAACCGCACAAAAACAAAATAATTGGGTCAAGAAACAGAGAGACAAACATGGCATGGTATGACAGATTTTTAGGCATTGAAAGGGAAGAAAAACTGAATCCTGCTCAATACGTAATATCTCGTGACGAGGGTATGACAATTGACTCTCGTGAAGTTATTACTAACTATAGAAATGCTTATGAACAACTAGAAATAGTTAACCGTGCGGTAAACATGATTGTAGACGACTCTGCAGAAATTCCATTTCAAATCGGAGAGCAGATACAAGGCATAAATAATATTGTTAAGAATATTCGTAAATCAAGAGTAAATATCTTAATTAATAAAGAGCCAAATCCGTTTCAGGATATTAGCACATTTAAAAGAAACCTAGTTATAGATTTATTACTAGATGGTAATATCTTTATATACTTTGATGGTGCACATTTGTACCATTTACCAGCAGACAGAGTAACAATTTATAGTGACACCGATACATATGTGGATAAGTACTCTTTTGATAATACTATTGATTATTCACCACGAGAAATT